GACAATACCATCTTCAGTTTCACAAATAAAAGTCATATCTTCAGAACCTCGTAATCCTAATTCATAACCAGTAACCAAAAACTCAGATGATTTGTATTTCTTGATCTTAATCATATCATTAGTACGACCTCCTGGTTTATATGGTTTTTCTGGATTACGAATAACCACACCTTCAAATCCTTCTGACACATATTGATCGTGTAATTTTTGCATTCCTTCCCATCCTGATAATACATGTACTTGCGTAAGTAATCTTACAGATTCATCAACTTCGTCACAATCAATACCTGTATATGAAGGAATGTCAACTTCTCCTAGTTGTTCCTGTAAGAAATCTTGTCTATCAATAGCACACATATCTGGAATATAACAATCATATATCCAGTATTCAAGCCAATCGCAATCGTAGGCATTCTTCTCCATACGTGCTGCTCCACTAATTTGTTGTAAACTTTTAAATCGTTTAAATAATTCACCATCAAGAATTACATCTGGATTCTCTTCAAAGAATTTAAGTAAACGATTATCAGTTCTGATGTGTTCTGTAGAATAATCATAGTGTTCACCGCCTCTAGAAGCAGTATGTATCTCTTCATCTTTATAATAGAGAAGGCATCTTACCATATTATGTTATCCAAGAGGCTCTTTATCCTCTTGTTCTACAGATTCATTATTCTCTGTAGTTCGGACTATCTCTTCATTTTTCATATATTTATTTATATTTTTGGAAAATTCCGTTAGTTCTTCAATAGAAGCGTAACTTTTCATCATATTAGCTAAATTTGAAATAATTCTTACATTACCTTTAATATATCCTAGCTCCGGAATAATTCGGTCTAAGGACGGAGTATTTTTATCTCGAGGACCCCCTTCCCAGTTTAAAGGAATATTTAATAAGGGACATATTTCTGTAAAAATTAAATCTTCTCTAGTTATATCAAACGGGACATTTTTCTCTTCTGATCGTTTTTTGGCTCTTGTAACCATATCTCCCATTTTTGTAAAAATAGAACGTTTTGAATTCTTTTCTTGATACCATTCTGCTTTTCGTTCTATTACTTCAGGTCGTGCATTATATTCGTATGAATAATCTGCTATCTGTTCTTTATGCTTTTCTCTATATTTAGCTTGATGTTCAAGTCTTTTAGCATGATATTCTGGATCATTTTTTCTTTCATGATATCTAGCTCTATCTTTTGCTCTTTTACATTCTTTACATAAAGTAGATCGACCATCTTTTCTCCTATTATCTTTAACAAATTCTTCCAAAGGCTTTATTTGCCCACATTGACAGCATTTCTTAGTTTTTATTTCTTCCATATTATATATTATTTATTGTTATTACTATATACAATAATATATACAACTTACGCTATCAACAAATAAATACGTCGAAAAAGTTCGGTGTTCGTGGGAGATTTTATTATCCTAATAAAGTTAGGATTCACCCCTAGTCTCTACGCATTTTATTAATGTTACCATTAAATTTAGCACGGGATTGGCATCTCAGCTTTCCCCGTTTAACCGAATTTAATGACGGCATAAGATATACCGTCAAGTTTTCTACTAGCTAACCATTCTTTTTCGAAAATTTTAGTATTTGTAACCTTCTCACTTTGTTTAGCTAGCATAGGTTTAATTACACCAAACTGATTAGTCTTTACTTCTCCGAATATTTCATTAAGTTCAGATTCGGAATATTCATTAGGATGTTTTGGTACTTCAACATAACCCTTATCTAAAAATTTCTTAACTTCAGAATTATATTGCAAAGTATATTGTTCTTGCCAGTTACGTTTTTGCTTAGTTCTATCTACAATAATTGCAGGAGATAAGGTATTCTTACCATTTACTTGTCCGTAGCTACGTTGAATGATGTACCCATGTTCTGGTTCATGCCATTGTTCGTCACACTCTACTACAGCATATCTAAATTTTCCAGTACTAGCTTTACCTAACAAATATTTAATCATACCAAATGATTTTTAACAAGTTCCCATAAATCATCTGGAGTATTTATATAAAATTCATTATTATTTTCATCGTAACAAGGTAATATCTCTCCTGTAAAAATACTTTTACGTTCCCAGAAATACCAAGTAATCCAATCTTTTCCGTCAGAATTAAAATTAGTATCTACCCAAGCATCGAATATTTGCCAAGGAAGTTCTCCAATAGGAAGTTCATACAGTTCAATTCCGAAATCATCCCAACGTTCAAGTTCAGCAGCGAATTTTTCAGCCACAGTCATCATTTTTACAAAAATTTCCTTATTCATATTACGGTATTTTTAAATAATTTTTAATAGCAATCTCTTTTGGTATTTCTTTAATTTTCTTTTCTATATTTAAGGAATCTTTTTCTATAATAGAAATTATCTCAATATTAGATTTTAATAAATCTATTTCTGTTTCTTTCAATTCCCAATATAAATAATAAGTTAAACCAATATTAACTAATATTAGTATGACCAAAACCACCGTCACCACGTTCAGTATTAGTTAGTACTTCTGCTACTTTCCAAGTAGCTTGTTCCACTTTATTTATTACCATTTGAGCAATTCTATCGCCTTGACAAACCTTAAAAGTATTAAAACCATGATTAATAAGGACAACTCCTACATCTCCTCTATAATCCGCATCAATAGTACCAGGACTATTAAGTACAGTAATACCATGTTTTAAAGCAAGACCACTACGAGGACGTACCATAGCTTCATAACCTTCTGGAAGAGCCATTTTTAAACCTGTCGGAATTAGAGCACGACCACCTGGATGAATAGCAATGTGTTTAATAACACTAAATTCATCTCTTACCACTTCAGCATTATGAAGATTAGATTCTTTAATTGTCCATAAATCTGCTCTTAAATCCATTCCTGCTGATTGAGGAGTTTCATATTTAGGTAATTCATTCAATGTTTCTTTAATTATTTGTACTTCCATAAACAATATAAGATTTTAATGTTTTAGATATATTATCTATTGTACACTCATTTCTTTCTGAATAAAAAGCAATGATTGGATTATGATCATTATCTATAAGAATAGCAAATGGAGATTTTCTAGTTCCCCATTCATTTTTTATAGCGAAAGCTTTTTTACGTTCTTTAAAAACTTGTTCATGATATGCCTCTAATTCAATTAAAGGATAATCAATAAGTAATTCTTTAAGTTTAGTAATTAAGTCTTTACTATTATCATCATAGGCTATTTTTAAAGTCATGTTTAAAACGATAAGTAATATCCGTTAACTTCCTATCTTCTATTTTATACATAATCTGATTAGTATTCTCACTATCTAAACCGCCTAATTCTGGTATATAAGGCCCGACTTTGATATAATCAAAATGTTTGAGAGGAAAATTATCTGGAAGATGTTGTCTTCCAGAATACCAAGCTATTTTGAGTTCTGGAAAATCCCTCCTTACTCTAAATGCTAAAGTAGCTATCCATTCAGGTTCAGAATCTCCTCCCATAAAACATACACAACTAATACCTTTATTACTTTTTATAAGATGATTTAATGTCCAATAACCTAAAGGATTTCCAATATCCTCAGCTAAATAAGCAGAATGGCAACCTTTGCAGTGACAAGGACAGTTAGATATGTTTATACAGAGAGAAATTTCATCAGGAACTTCTTGAAAACTAACTAGAGCGTCTACGTACTTTAACATATTTTTCTATGAATAGTAAGCATTCTTCATATTTATCTTTAGCTAAATACTTCAGTAATTTCTTCTGTGATGGACTTAATTTCATTAGTTTCAGTGTCTAATATAAAACATTGTCTTACATCAAGGCAAGCAATCTTAGTAGTAATATAAGGACTTTCAGATAATTGAGTATGACCTACAATCTGTCTTTTGTCAGAATAGAGTTCATTCTTAACAGATTCACGAATATCAGCCCAGATACAACTACCTACTGGAGAATAACCACCTCTATAGAATCCTATACAGGATAATGAAGGCCAATTGTTTGTAATTATTTCATTAAAATCTTTTAGATTATCAAGATTAAAACTAAATAATTTCATCCATTCTTTATAAACTCCTGCGTGACTAAATAAATAATGATCCACTTCATAAATTAACTGGAACTTATTTATATTTTTAGTAAATAGTCCATTTAATTCATCCAGTAATTTATAATTTCTTCTACTACAATCAGGAAATTCTTTGTTTATATAATGCCAATCATGATTACCTGTAAGAAGTATTACTTTATTCCTATAAGAATCTTTAAATTGTAGTATTTTAATGAATTCATGTAAAGCATCTTCCCAATCAATATTTTCGTGAGGATAAGGATCTAGATAGTCTCCTAAGAAAACTACCTTATCCACTTCATCAATCATTTCTATGGCTTTGTGCCAAAACTTTCTCCCGTGAACATCGGGAACGATTAAAATTTTACTCATTTTCTAATTTATTGTATATTCTCTGACTAGCTTCTATTTGTCTATATTTATCAAAGCCATCAATAGGACGAAGAAATCCGACTACTCTTGTCCAATATCTTAGATTAGAAGAATTACAAGAAGGGCACTCTGAAATATTCTTTTTAAATATTTTACCACAATCTTTACATTCAGTATTTGGAATATTAAATGTAAAATAGCTAGTATCTTGTTCAATAGCAAAATCAATAAGTTTTAAATATTGTTCCTTAGATAAATGTTCATTTAAGTTAGCATGAACAGCTTGACCACCTGAACAAGAATTAGCAATCTTTCCTCCATGCAATACAAATTTATCAAGAATAGAAGTATTAGGGTCATGAGCATTATAAAAATAACTATTATATAATACTCTATCCTCAGGAACCCAATAATTTTCTGATTTATCCCAATTATAATTCTTAGATCCAAGCCCTTCTGCAGGAGCACATTCTAAATTCATAATAAATTTAGGTTTACTATTTAATTTATTTTGTGCTTCAATAAAAGAAAGAATATCAGAAATAAAATTAATATAGGCTTCATTATTACTTACAGTATATCCTAAATATTCACACATTTCATTATGGCCATTTATAGATACTGTACTAAACAACTTACTCATACTAATAAATCCAGCATTAGAAGATGTAAACATTCCTAAATCTTCTACTTCATAAAGTAGAGTTTTAAATGCAATATGGTATTTATAAACCCTATCAAGAATTTCTTTTAAATACGCCTTAAAGGAGTCAATATCTGATTTATTATTATGTTGTCTATCCCAATCTTGTACAATACGATTCAAATTAAGTGTGATGACATTACAACTTCCAGTTTGCACTCCTGCAAGTCCAATAGTCTTCATAAATGTATTATCAGCTAATTCATTACGAAGTCTACAACATGATGCTACAGCATTAGGATTACTTGAAAGATATGTAAAGAAACTATGTCCTTCTGCATACATTTCTGCAGTAAATTCTTTATACTCCTTATCTATAACATCTTTACCGTCAGTTAAAAGAAGCATTGATTCTACAGGAAAAGTTAATACAGTCTTTAAACGTTCGTTATTAAACCAACGTATAAATTTCTTTTGTAAATAATTAACTCTATCCCAAGAAGGCTTGCTTCCATCAGGAAATATAAACTCATCAAAGAGAGCATGCCAATAATTACTGTCAAAATAATTAAAATTCGTAAACGGAGATTGATTACCTCTGTTACCCGCACTTTGATTAAGATTATAAACTACATTCTGAAAATGTTGTTCAATTTGTTGTCCAAGTGTTTTTCTTTTTAAGCAATGTTCACTATCTACATAAACATCTTCTTTAAGGTGATATTCTGGACCCCATTCCTTAACACAATAATAATCAAAGAAATTAAAGAATTCAGCCAAACCTACAGCTCCCTTACATTGAGCACTTAACAAAAATACCATATTGATAAATTGTCCACAGAAAGAAGTAAGATTTTGTGGCGGAGTAACATTAAGATTATCTAAACCTTTAGTTCCTTCAAGAGCAATTGGATACAGGGTTACAGCTTCACAATAATTTTTAACTACTGGACTAGATGCTTCATCATGTACATAAATGATATGATGTTCTATATCCTTCTCATATTGACTAGCTACTTCTGGGAACTGTTTCTTAAGTTGCTTTTTCATTCTATATCGTTGAATCTTGCGATTTAAACTTTTAGGAGTTTCTCCTTCTAGATTAGCAACATTTTTAACAGTTACATTAGCATTAGCATCAGTTTCAGAAGAACTAGCAGCATTAGCTCCAGAAGACATATATTCATTCATATAATCTAATCTGCTTTCAATATAGCGGAGCATTGATTGTTTATCTTTATAGGCTTTATATACTTTTGCTACATCAGCGTAATTATAATCTTCTAGAGTTTCAATAACCATATCTTGAATTTCTTCTATAGTAATATTGTCCCAACGTTGAACCATAGAAGCCATTTCATCAAGAGTAGATACATCTATAATATTTCCACCACAAACATCCTTACTTATTGTATAACCACAAGCGTCAAATGCTTTAGATAAGGCAGATACAATCTTACCATTGTCAAATTCCTGTAAACTTCCGTCTCTCTTTACTACCTGCATATTAAAGATTTTCAAGTTCTTTTATAATATTATCTTTTGTATTGTTTGCTACTAAATCTTTTACTTCAGATAACAAATCATATTCGTCTTGATATATTTTAATATTAGATGTTTCCGTTCCAGCGTCTATATATACATAATATATATTATCGCATCCATATGAATGCCATTTATATATTGCATCAATATAGATTTGACCATTGCAAAAAACTCCTCTTTCTTTGCTAACTTTAGCTAACTTTTCAATCCATTGTCTCATATCAAATATCCATAATGTCTTTAATTAATAATGTCTTCTCAAACTTATTAACTAAATCTCTCTTGTCTTGCGTAATAAGATCAGTAAATGCGTTATATACTGTAAACCCATCTACTCTGTCATCTTCAGTATAATACTTAGACTTTTCATCATAGAATAGGTCCTTATATACATCAATAGGAGTAGATTCAGTTAATTTAATGTTGCCGAAACCATTATTGATTTTTGCTCTAATACAATTATCAACCCAATGGCCTAAATCAGCAAACATATCATCTCGTTTGAACTCCATCTCGGAGAGTTTCTTAAGTGTAACACCAATATCTTCTGTAATAGACATAGCATTTCGTAAGAAACTATAATTAATTGCTGATTCTGGTTCTAGTTCAGACACACTTAACATTTCTGGATTAAATACGCATAAGTTTAAACAAGCCATATTTAATGCACCCGTATAAAACTTTACGAGTGGCTTACGAGTATCAAGCGCATAAAGCATACTAATTACTCGTTTATGATTATCAAAAGCAAATTCATCAGGAAGTACTCCTTGAATCCATACTCTATTATAAATTACATCATCAAAATTAATTTCTCCTTCTTTAGTAAGGGATATTTGATCTGCAGGTTTAGCTTGAATAATAAAGTTATCAGTTAATTTAGAAACTCTCTCAATAAATGGGAGAACATAAGCTTCTGTTGTAAAATATTCTTTATCCTTAATTCTTGTTGCTTTACCCTGCAACATTTGTTCCATTGTTAATTCCATAAAATAGTATTAAATATTATTTTCATAAAGATCTTTAATTATATAATCTAATCTGAATTTAATATCTAATGAGAACTTTAATATTTTTAGTTCGCTTAATAATATTGGTATAAAGTCTTCCAGTTCTGGTATATGATAAGCCGCTGAAGGTTTAACTCTATAATATTTATTCCATAAAGGTTCAAATTTTTCCATAATTGGAATTAATTCTTCTTTAGAAACAAAACAAAAATATCTTGCGGAATCTAAAAATATTCCCTTAAAATTATCTACTCCTAATATATTGGTATCATAAAAGACATTACCTAAATACATAATGGATTGTAAAATAGATCTTCCAAACCATACCGAATCTAGACCAATGTCTCTTTTAGTTTCTTGTTGTGCCCAAAAGAGAAACTTTCCTTCTTCATCATAGAATCTAATAATTCCGTCTGTAGTACCAATACCTAACTTTTCTTTATTACAAGTAATATAAGAATTTACTTGTCTAAAATACTTATAATAAAGCTTTTCTATTTCAGGTTCTTTAATTCCTGAATAAAAACTGCGACTAATTTCTTCGCCGTTTATAGGAGTATATTCCATTTAATTGTTAATTAGTTGTTACACTTTCATAATTAAATTACGTTTTAATCTATTAATAAAAAATAAGGGAGACAGCAATTAACTTGCCATCTCCCTTTTAATATTCATATCTGAAAATTAAGCTTCAATACCAAAGGCAATCCAAGTACCTTTCTTAGTATTCTTAGAAGGAGTATATTTTGCAGTAGCAACGATTGGTTGACCCTTTTCTACGTCTTTTACAACGAACAAATCTGCATCACCACGATATTCACCACTCTTATAAAGTTCTTTCAAAGCGTTCTTTGCATCAGTCTTATTAGTATCTACACTGCAAACTACAGTCTGAGTTTCACGGTCGATCCACTTATATTGTTTCTTCCAAACTCTCTTACCTTCTTCGTTCTTAACATCTTCAATTTTGTAAGGACGTTCACGAGTATCAGCAACAGCAGATTCTACAGTAATCAAATAACCAGCACCTGGACAGCTCTTACCTTTCTTTTCAAGATATTCCAACATAAATTCCTTAACTTCACGTTCAGTAATACCTTTAGTTTGTTTAGCTTTCCAATTCTTGTAAGCCTGTGTTGCATCACCATTGATGTGGAACAAAGATTCTTCAACTTGAGCGATTGCTGCTTCTTTACTTTCTGCTACTACTTCTAACTTCTTAAAATTCAAAACTTTTGTACTCATAATAAATAAAATTTTTAACATTAAACATATTCATATAATCTAATTCATATATCACATAGTGTTTTCATCACTGATGTATTCAATTATACTACACCAAATAAAAAACTCCAAGTGGAATCATCTTAAAAAATGTTAAAAACTTATCTATTAAAATTTGCTCAAAATGGGCAATAACTATCTAATAATTTTCGGACCTGTGCAGGCATATTTTTAGGTTCGATTCCGAAATCTGGGTAAGTCTTACTTCCATACATTAAACTCTCACAAATCGCCCCTAATGACTTCAGAAAGGTATTTTTTACCAAATCTGGCATATCTTTTCCAATCTGAAGCAATACCTCATAACAGTTGATTTTTCTACCTTTTTTTCTTAACTCATTAGTTATATAACAAGTTAAAGAAATACACGCTAATTTGTCTGAGACATCATTATTTAGATATCCTAAACTAAAATATTTATCGTATATTTGTAACAGCTTATCAAAGCTGATATTTTGAAGGTCGTTCATCCAACGTAAAGTCTTTATAACCTATTAGATATGCCACATATCTAAGCAAGGTCTTAAATTCATGGAATCCTTCTTTAAGTTCTCCATATAAAACAGGTCTAACTTTTGTATAGAAGTTAGGAATTGTTGATACTACCAAATAATTAGCTTTAATCTTTGGGTCTTTTAATCCGTAGAATTTTTCAGCACATAATTTGAGTAAGTAGATATACATTGCAAATTCTCGACTATAATGGAATTTTTTAATGTTATTATCTATCTCACTAACTATCTTACCGATAGTCTTAATATCGTTAACAGTTATAGTATTAGTTTCCTTGTCTATAGTATAATTATCTATCTTAGACTTAAGTCTTATAATAAACTTTTTACCATTAGGACATTCAGCTTCTACATCAAGTAGTATAGCCTGCTCATTTTCTGATATTGGGTTTTCTATCAAACCCATAGGATGCAATAAATTTTGTACTGACTTATTATTGTCAAGAGCTTCGACACAAGATATAACTATCTCACGAGTTTTAGCATCTAAGAAGATACGTTCTTTGGAAGTGAGATCAAACTCTTGTTTTTGCCGAGCTTCCCAATATGGAGTACATTTAGTTATTACTTCATTAAATCGATCATCAGTAATTTTACCTTTATAATAATCAATTTTATCAGAAGCATTAATTACATCCTCTTTAGTTATATCGTGTTCAAGAAATACTGGATATAGTACATCAGCAACGGCTCCTAATTTAGCTGTAGGTTTACCAAGATCCTCGGCTAATTCAAAAGCATCTGGTTGTAATACTAGTTCATGAACTGCACTTCCCATTTCTAGTGCTGGTGCATAACCTGCAGGTTTAAATCCTGCAAAGAACTTTTCTGGTGTTCCTTCTTGTCTAGGATTTAATAATCCAAGTCTAGAATTACTTACATATCCACTATATTTCTCAGAGAAATAGATAGCATCTGAGATTTTTTCTAATCTCAAAGTATCTAATAAAGGTGTTAATTTGATATCATTTAATTTCATAATAGTTTTCTAAAATCATTAAACATAGTTGCCATAAATAACTCATAGGTTTCCTTAATATGGTCATAATCTAATGAATAGATTCTACCAATAGGTCCCCAATCTTGATTATATTCCTTATTATATAAAAGACAGGGAACACCAGCTAAGTTCATAGCTATAAAATTAGAAACACTATCATCAACAAAGACATCAATTCTACCTTTAATAAAGTCTGCTTTATTTCTCAACTGACAAATTACCTGATACACAGGTTTATCTGGAAAATTGTTCTTCTTGAGCCAATTCTTAGTATATACTTTAGAGTTAACTCTTTTAGTACAATATAACTCAGGAACAAAATCCAATGTATTTATCACTGGGAGATTCTCCCAAAACTGCTTATCTTTAATAAGGACTTGTTGAACATTCTTAGTAATCTCACAATCACGTTTAGGTTCGCCAAAACGTTCTAAATAAGACCCCATGAAGTCCGCTAAACAGTCATCAATATCTAATCCTATTCTTAGCATTATTTAAAATTCTTCAATATCGCGTATTTCTCCTATATAATAACCAGATTCGTACGCATTGTCACAAAAATCATCCCAATCAGCAGGAACTTCTAGGTCCCATTCATTAACAAGATTGTTCATTATTCTACGTTCTGCTTCTTCCATAGAACGGGCAGATGTAGACATAATATATGGAAACTTTTCCTCTTCATCACTAATTGGTACCAAATACTTACTCACAGTTCAATTTTCATAATTGGGTTCAAATCAAAACTACTTGGAGTAATTTGAACTAAATCTTTAGTTAGGATAATATTCTTACTAAAAGATTGCTCGTCATACAACCAGGTTTTAATCTTAGAATCTCTTAGGTCCTTAATAAAGTGGGCACCAAATGCAACATTCTTGATGTTGTTCTTTTCAATCATTTCTTCAAGATATTCAAAAGTACCTTTGGTAACTCCTTCAGAACTACGACCACTAGGCATTAAGGGAAGAAGAACATGATAAAGGATACTATCGCCATATCTTACCCATTCTGCTATAAATTCATCAACAGATTCTTTATCAGAAATAATGTGATGAATGTTTACATTAGTATTGCCCAGTTTAATTAAATTTGATACAGCAGTACGAGCGTAATTTCTAATTTCTTTATTACCAAAAGAAACAGCTACACCACCCACATATCTAGAAGTACTTTCTATAATACGTCTAGATAAAGCATTGTCTTTAGCTAGTGTAATACCATTAGTAGTGTAATTTGGAACTACTCCTGTATTATACACAGTTTCCAGAAATTCACAAAATTCTGGATGTATTGTAGGTTCACCAGTAGAACCAATAGCAATCTGGAAAGGTTTGTTAGTAAGAAGAACACGATCTTCTTGTTTTTCCCAGAAAGTATCCATCCACTTCTTCCAAGTTTCACAAATGTCAGGATAATTAATACCTTGTCCAGAAGCACTTACATAACAGAAAGGACATTCTGCATTACACTTAGTATTAATACCTACATCATAGAATTCAGATTCATTAGCTGGAAGTTCTAAAGCTTTACCTTCTCCAAGACGTACTGTTTTTAAATTGCACCATAAAGCATTGTAATTATGCTCAGGGTAAAATCTTCTCTTTAATCCAAAATGTTTAAAATCTCTCATATTAATCACAGTTATAATCTATATCAAAAATAGAATCCAAATCACGAATAGCATCTCTAGCTCTTTGTAATTTATCCGTATTTTCAATTCCTTCTTTAATATTTACTGAATACCCATCATAAAACGAATGAGGATCCCAATAACAACGGTTTCGATTATTCCAGATTCTTTCAATTTTATTTAACTCTTCTTGAGATAATGTACTAAGAAATTCCCAATAAATATCTAGACTTTCTGGTTTTGGGTCATCAGGAAAGAAATCTTCCCAATAATCATATATTTCGTCTACTACATTATCACTTGGATTCATTTTAATAGTAAATAAATCATCAAATGTATAATTACCATCAATAGAAAGGATGGCATTAACTACCTTTTTGATAGAATCAATATTGCTTGAATCATAGATAACAAATACTTCAGTACTACTATTAGTAATTACATCACTAATAGATTGGATTTTAAAATTCATAATCAATATCGTAGTTATTTTCTCCAATAGTTTGATCTAATATGGCTTTCAATCCAGCCCTATAGAATTCTATGGTACTATCATATCCATAAGGCAGCGATATCTGAATTAATCCTGGATGACCTTCATCCCATTCATCTTTATCATAAAAATCCATGCATGGATATAAGTCGGAATCATGTTCTGAAAATAAAGGCCTTAACAATTCAGCAATTGCTTCAAGATCTTTACCAGTAATAGTACAGAATACCTCAGATGAACTATTAGTTATGATGTCACTAATAGATTGAATTTTAAATACAATTTTCATATTAATGTCGATTATCACTATATAATGCATTTGATTTTACATCTAATATATATTCATAAGCACCTTCAAATTGATCCTCTATTTCTACAAAATAAAGTCCAAATAACTTTTCTTGTAATAATGATAGATTATTATCGATCCAAAGTCTCCATGCGTCTTCATTAATGTCTTCCCAGTAAGAACTATAATAACCTTCTACTTCTTCACTAATAATGCTTTTATCAATATCTAGAAATTCAAACACTAATTCCCACTCCCACATATTGTCTATAAGCCATTGTTCATCTATTAATTCAATCTGACAACAATTATATGGAACATCTTTTTTATACCATTCAGCATCTTCTTCCTTCATTATAAAAACTGTAGAAGAAGAATTAGTTATTACATCTGTATAGCTTTGTAATTTAGTTATAAGTTTCATCCTAAATGTATTCTTGTTACGTCTTTAATATTAATATCTTCTACTGTCGGAGGTTTACACCATGATAAATTATCTAGTAGATACCAAATAAGATGAGGAATACTATTATCGCTGACAGAATCTATAATTAAATTTCCTTTATTATAATAACGTATTTCATCATACCAAACGACACTACCATCTTTATCAGCAATATACATTTCCATAACATCAGACATATTATAACCAAAATGTTCACATACATCTTGAAGGAATGACATTATTTTTTCGTTATTGTCTGAATCAATGATAAAAACCTCACTAGAAGAATTTGTTATAATATCAGATATACTTTGAATCATAGCACTTTTAAATTAAAATTTGGATAATTTTTACTTTCTGCCCTAGCTAATGCTATTAAAGTGTTGTACCATCTTGATGTAGTATAATCAACGTCAGACTTAATTTGAATACTCCACTCTTTATCACTGTATATTACAAATCCTATAGCTTCTTCATTACTATAAGCTATAATAAGATCGTTTTCTGTAATATCATAAATGTTAATAGCATTTTCTTGTGTTATTTCTGCAGGAATAATTACATTTCGCATTCTTCTAATATTTTAAATCGTTTACGAATGATTGCTTCTTCTTCATCGCTAATAGGTCTTACAAAGACACATTCACGAAGGTCTTGAAGAAGAGAATCAAATTCTAATGAAAAACCTTCTGGAGTTGCCCAACTTTTCTTTTTACAGCGCCTGGCATATTTTTCAAATTCTTCTTGAAAAGTAGTATAGTTACCAAAGTTAGGCATCTTCAAAGGGTTTACCTTAATAATAAATGTTTTCATTTACTAATTAGTTGATAAAAATATTCCACTGGAATTACTGCCACCGTGCCGCGACTCGGAGAACCGTCTTTTCCAGCTTTTTTCCAAATCATACAGAATGGTTTGACTTTATCAGAACAAGCATCTCTAATGTCAAAATAATTAGGCATATTTTGAGTATATTTAGATTGTATATTAACAGGTAGTTCGTCATTCATATCTACCACATCAATCTTATCTGCATCTGCTGCCTTATTCTGGCTACGACTAGATACACAACCTTCATATCCTATTTCTCTTAATTTATGAACTATTTCTAGCTCAAATCCATTACCTTTTCTCTTAGATTTAGAAGCTGTTTTACTTCTTCTAACTGCTGGATCTGCCCAGATAAAAGTCATTCCATCTTTAGATTTAGCTCCAGAACCAGGTTTATTTGCTCTAGCTTTAATAGAGTTTACTTCTAGTCCTGTTTTCTCGCTAGCGATTTCTATTGTTTCGAAGACCTCTTTGGTCCCATTCTTATACGTAACTTCAACGCTTGTGTTTACCTACTTCTTTGCCATTTTTATAAATTTTAATTGTTTCCTTAATTAACTCTAATGTTTTATCCCTACCATGTAAGTGATAGTGATCGCTTATATCTTTAGCCCCTGTCCATCTTGGAATCATAGTTACAATAAGTTCAGGATATAACTTTCTCAACTTATTAGTAAATCTAACACCAGTTAAATCATTATCATATAATAATACAATATGTTCAAACCGCTGTTTTAATTCCTCTAAAACTTTCTCTGACACGAACTGTGTTTCAGAGTTAGGAGCTATAGCAGGTATTCCTAGAGAATAAAGAGTCATTACGTCTTTCATAGACTTAGTAATTACTACTACTTTACCATTCTTAGGTAATTGCTTGTAACCTTGAATGGTTTTAGTAGATACATTTCCTATGAATCTAAACTCTTTTCTTTTAGGCATATATATTCTCCACTGCTCTATATTTTCTTTCTTTCCGAAATAATAACCATAGATAGGACTATGTTGAGCAGATTGAGCATATATGTAACCATTTAAAAATACAGTTTTACAACTATATACTTTAAACTTATTAAGAATTTCTTTAGTTATACCAAAGCTATTCCACCACTTTAACTCTGCTTCTGTAAAATCCTTTACCTCAACTCGAATAAATGTTTGTTTATCACCTTCAAACTTAGGTTGGATTTTAATAACCTGTTTTTTAACAGGAGCGTCACTTGTAAATCCAAAGTCTTTAGCGATGATTCTAAGAGCTTCGTGATAAGAACAATTATATTTCTCCATCACTACACCCTCAAATGTTAGACATTTACCATCAGCAAAGTCTTTGAAATACAAGTTACCTGATTTTCCTCTAAAAAAGCTGCAAGTGACATGATTGTCATTACGAAGAGGGGACTTAAATAAGCCTTTCTGGACTGGAATCCCAAGATAATAGCTCATATAAGTTTCCTCATTATTTTTAGAGAGTAGGAATTCCTTAGTTATCTTAGGTTCAAAAGTGTAATCAAACATAAATACTAAGGAATTAGATATTTATACTAAGGAATCATTAAAGCAAGCTTTCTAAATCAAAATCTCCTTCTGGAGCCTTATCAACACCAGCTGTATCAGCCAATGGATCATTAGGCATCTCGGTTGGAGTAGCATTAACGAACTTGCTACGTTGAGTTTCTTCATAATCGGAGAAGAACAACTTATCACCAATATAGTTATCAGAGATAAATGCAACTCCTTCTTTATTAATACCAACGATACGTGGAATATCAGCTACCACTTTACCGTCACGATTTCTTCCGACAAGTTTCAACTTAGTTTTTGTACCCTTAACCTTATCAGTAATTTGAATAAGAGCTTTAGCTACATCATCAAAGCTCTTAAACTTAGAGCTAGCTGCTTGCATCTTTTCAAATCCTGCAGGATTTAATACTTGCGCTGTTTGTTTAACAACTGCCATCAAAGTTTCGAAGTTAGAAGGCATAACAACTTTACCTCCATTCTTGCCATCATACTCTCTTCTTTCGTCATCACCATCTTTTGGGAAGAAATTAGTTAATGAAAAATAACCATCTTCATTCTCAAAATTAATAGCTAACACTTTATAGTGTGCTGTAGGATCTTTCTTTCCATCAAATTCACGGATTTCACAACCCTTAAATTCTACTTCATGAATATTCCATGCTGACAAAGGACGACGTGTGTTTCTTACTGCTGATTCTGCTGAGATTCCAAAGTTAAATGCTGACATATTATATAAATTTTAGATAATTTTTAGATATAATCTATTAATTAGAGCGAGAAGTCAAAGCCTTCAAGTTCTGTATTATCTAAGTCTATGTTATCCAACATTTCTATATCGAGTTCATTTTCGATATTAATAATCTCATCTGGAACTTTAGTTTTTTCCGGTTCCTTATCTCCTACTAAATAATAAATTCCTTCATTCTTAGTAGGTTCTAATCTAAATACTGTACCATAAGCAGCAAGCTTATCATTAGCAGCACCTCTATAACTTACAGTGTTACTCTTAGTTAGCTTATTACCTGCTTTAGTACCAAAGGCAGCATCTGTACCAATAATAGGTACAGCTTTCTTATCCTTTCTCTCATACTTGATGTCTATACGACAATCTTCACAGACTTGCAACAAGTCTACCGCACCCTGAGTGAGGATAAGCTTGTTAGAATCAAGTGTTACGATAGGATCTGGATTATTGTCTACCTTACTACTAGATTTACTGCTAGACTTATTAGTAGTCTTAGCAGTGTCTACAGTTACTTCTTCTTTACCAATATAAGTGATTTCACCTGTTTGTTCATTCACATCGTAATGGAAAATAATGTCTAGTTTCATTCGCCTTCGTTATATTCGTCAATTACCTTAATAATCTCGTTCAAATCATTGTCAATCTCCATTTCCTCAAACATACCTAAAGAAGTCTTTGCAACACAAGTGCCATCACTATTAGTAAGTAACTTATATTCCACACGACCATCTGTACCTTCACCAACACGAGTGAAAAAGATATAAGTAAATAGACCTTCAAGAGTTACCTTTTCGGCTAACAACTTACCTACAGTCTTGATTACATATTTAGGATTCATGGCATCACCTACATTTTCAGAGTGAGTTAAGAAAATCATTTTACAATCATCTCTCATCTTTTCTGCATAACGTAAGATTTCCATAGCATGTTGGGCAAGTTCAGTAAACTTAGTATAGCCTACTTCAGTTGCTCTGTCAACAAACTCATAACTAAGCACATACTGAAAGTCATCCACAATCACTTGCTTAATATGAGGCATTTTCTTGTCAACAATTTGAAGAATTTTCATGATTTGATCCCATTTAGAACTAGTAAAATAGTTACCACTTATAGTAGTACCCTCAATTTTAATTGGAGTATACTTTTTCTTCCAACCTCTAAAAGGTAGCGGCTTCATTTATGTGTATTACTAATAAGGTTGTCATCCTTAACATACACCAAGAACTTTCATTCTTGATCAGACTATATCTTTTTGATAAAATATTTACCTTTACATTGTCTTCTAGTACCATTTTCTCTAAACTCACTTAATTTTAAATGAGATTGTAAAGTACTTTTATTAATACCCTCTTCAATGGCACATTCATTTATAGATGGATATTCTTTTATAATATCTCCATTTTCTGTTATTTGACAAACAACAATCTTATTTTTTTGATTTTTTCCTTTCATAGATTTTACTTCATATTTATCAAAAGAATCTCCATGAAATCTAAAAACCAAATTTCTAGTAGTTTTTCTTATTCCATTACATACCTATGATACTTTTGCAGAATCGACTCCGAATTTAAGTTCACATTCTTTTTGAGATTTTACAGTAATAAGAAAATTACCTTGTTTGTCATATACGTCTACAGCTTTTTCAAATTTAGCTTTTTGTTCATCAGATACTTTTCTACCTAATTGTCCATCCCCACCTCTTGTAGCATTAGTTAATTTACAACCTTTAGCTGCATATAAGGCTATATATTTAATCTCCATTTCCTTTATTAAATTAGGGTCAGAAGTTTCATCAACTAATTCTATTTGTGGTCTAATATTTAAGTTTAAAAGCTTATTTATCCATCTATTTTTATGAGTATGTTGCTATGTTTTATCATGTTTAGCTTCTGTAACATGATTACTAAGTCTATCTGACAATGTTTTATTTGTCCAGCCTATATATCGAACTCGATTTTTTTCATCATCTGGACTAATAGTTGGGTCTACTAATCGGTAAATTTTGTATTGTTTCATATTAAAATAATTAAAATTAAAAAATTAATATTATCTATATATTACAACAATACATATCAAATTTGGCATTTCCAATTAGAGGTGACAAATTTCTAATTGTACTCCGTAACAACACGGATAGTCGTTGAACGTTCTTCCTAAAATACCTTAAATAGGAAGTTTCGCTGCTGATTGCCCAATCCTTTTAATTTTCAAACATTCAAGCTTGCCATTACTAGCTACTTTGTAGTTTAAAAGGCTCTAAGGGTGTTCCAGCAATTAACCAAATACAGGCAACCATATTTCACCTGTAGTACTAATAATAAAAGTTTCTTCTGAGTTAAGGTTTCTTAAACTAGTACTCTTTCCAGTACCTGATTCACCTACAATTGCAATAGTTTCTGCAGCCATTATAATACAAAATTAAAATTATCAGATTCATCTTTATTAATAGGTTCATCTATAGTAATTTTTGTATCATCTGACGTTTCTAGAATATAATTAGGACTAGTATATCGTTCATAGTCAAATATTTCATCTGGTTTAGGAAGTTCATGGAAGGTATTAATTCCGCCAAAGAAGTTCATACCAACTTCAACATCGCAATCACCAAAACGATTCTTTAAAACCATTAATGAA